TACCGAGACAACAGGACAGCACTACTCAAGGGACAACCCTTATGTCACTGGTGCCACACCAAGCCGGCTGATACCGCCGATCATCTAGTTGAGGTTGACCGCGGTGGCGACAACTCCCTGTCCAATCTCGTGCCGGCATGTCGAGAATGCAACTCAAGAAGAGGCAACCAATACAAGAACGCAAGAGACCGACAACGCATCCACGACCGAGCCGAAGCAACCCGCACACCGATCGTCCGAGATGGATTTTGTTCTGACCCCCACCCCTTGCCCCCGAGCCCATCGTTCTTTTTCTCCCCAAACCAGACCGACCAGCCTGAACTGGCGCTGACCGGTCACGATCATCCAAGACTGGCAACGATCAGCCCAGACCAGCAGGGATCACACATTGATGGTGTGGTGGAGTGGGCAAGAAAGTTCATGCAGATCGAGTTGATGGAATGGCAGATCAACGCTTTACGGGATCAGCTTGCGTTCTCTGATGATGCCGGCATTGAGCTGGTGACGCGAACCTCTTTGGTCTCAGTGGCTCGACAGTGTGGAAAGTCAGTTGCTTTGCGCGCTCTCTGTGGCTGGTGGTTGACCGAGATGCCAAAGATACGTGGTGAGAAGCAGACCGTGTTGATGATGGCTCACAGATTGGATGTTGCTGCAGGACTCTATGAAGAGATTGCTGATGTGCTCGAGATGTACTTTGGCGCGAAGTTGACGCGGTCTTATGGTCGCCTAGCTGCGAAGATGCCGGACGGATCCAAGCTTCTAGTCCGCTCAGCCAAGCCAAGCGCAGCGCATTCGCTGTCCGTGGATCTGGCACTCATTGACGAAGTCTGGGGTATTGAAGAAGAAGTCATTGACGGCGGTGTTATTCCAACAATGCGCGCAAGAAAAAATCCGCTTCTTTCAATGTGGTCCACCGCTGGCACCGAGGACTCCAAGGTCATGATGCGATATCGGGAGATGGGTCTCAGGTTGATTGACACACACCAGCCGACAAACTTCCACTTCCGTGAATGGTCTCCCCCACCAGATCTAGACCCAATGGAGCCGACCGCGTGGGCATATGCGAACCCTGCTCTCGGCAAAACACTTCAGATGTCCACCATTGAATCAGAAGCACAGCTCCCCGATCGCGCTTCATTCTTGCGCGCAAGCGTGAACCTTTGGATCGCCACCGACCGATCGTGGCTCCCACAGGGACTCTGGACACAGCTCGCCACTAGCGAACCTTTGCCAGCTGGGGGAGTGGTTGCAGTTGAGGTTGACTTCAATGACTCCCACTATTACGCCACAAGATCTGTCCTCATGCCGGACGGCAAGATCGGTGTCACTGTCGCGTTCACGTGCGACACCCAATCACAGCTCTGGGAACACATCCAGCAGATCGCCAAAGATCCAAGCATCCAATTTGCGCTCACACCAACAGTCGATCTTCAATGCCCACCATCCATTGAGCGTCGGCGTGTCGTCGTTGGTTACGCAGAGATCCTCAAATGGACTCCAGCAATTCAAGCTCTGATCCGTGAACGGCAACTAGTTCACACAGGGGAGATGGCATTGGCAGAGCATGTCGTGCGCGCTGTATCGGTACGCACTCAAGGCTCCATCGCTGTCAGCTCTCAGCGTTCGCCCGGACCGATAGAACTTTGCAGGACAATGATTTTCTCATCAGCAATTGTTGCCGGCAATCGTCACTCACGTGGGAAGCCACAGCTTGTCGTGGTGGCGAACTAAGATCGGCGCGGAGTCGTGCGTCGAGCCTTTCGTCGGAGAAGACCCTGATGCGCGACTCCACCAAAGAACTGTGAAAGAGTAGAGACATGGGATTCTTCAATCGAGTGAACAAGCCAGCAATCGCAACTGAATATGGCGCGATAGAAATCACTGCTGCAGTCGGTGGATCAAACATTGGATCGTCACAAGTTGAGAACTACATCTCTTACCAGAACGGATCTGGGCGCGAGAGAATGATGAGCTTGGCTGTCATAGCCCGTGCGCGCGACTTGATCTGCACCACAATCTCAGGACTCAAGCTTGAGATGTATCGCGAAATGTGGAATGGCGACGACATGGAAGAAGTTCCACTAGCTCCGCGTTCATGGCTTGCGCGCATGGACCAAAGCGTCCCGAACTCCACACTGCTCAGCTGGTTGGCTGATGATCTAATTTTCTGGGGTCGGGCGTACCTCTATGTCACCGAGAGGACTAGCGATCTTTATCCTTCGAGCTACACACGACTCCCTGCAGCAATGGTCCAGACACTTGACCAGAGCGGTCCTGTGTACTTCGCGCCATCAAACAAAGTTTTATTCAACGGAATGGAAATTGACTCACGCGATCTCATCCAGTTCATCAGCCCAATGCAAGGCATCCTCTTCACAGGTCGTCGTCCAGCAGAGACCGCAATCCGTATTGAAGAAGCACGTATGCGAAATGCATCCTCAGCAATCCCTGCCGGCGTACTCAAGCAGACTGGCGGAGAACCATTGAGCGGTCAAGAGCTCGCTGATCTTGCTGCACAGTTCAACCTTGCTCGAGCAACTAACCAGACTGCAGCGCTGAATGAGTTCTTGAGCTACACCGAAACGAATGCAACTCCGGACAAGATGCTTCTAATTGACTCGGCTGATTACAGTGCTCGCGACCTCGGCAGACTCCTCGGAGTCCCAAGCTACTTATTGTCTGTGAGCATCGGCGCTTACTCTTACCAGTCAGCTCAGCAATCACGCATGGATCTTTGGCAATATGCGTGCAAGCCGATCGCAGATTGCATCACACAAACCTTGTCCAGCGACAACAATCTCCCAAGAGGGACAATGGTCAAATTCGATGTCGATGATTTCTTGTCCGAGACCTACATGGGCGGAGACATGGAAGAAGATTCCGAGATGCCAGATCAATCCACTATGGGCGCAAGCTGATCGGGTAAAGTCACCACTATGTTGAAACTTCACGCAGGACAATTCACAATCGATGCTGCAGTTGGCGACCAGCCACGACGCATGATTTCGGGAATCGCAGCACGATATAACACCGAAGCAAGAGTGAGTGATGGGACTCGAGTGATGTTCGCTCCCGGCTCAATTCCAACAGACGGACCAGCACCGAAGCTCTTTATGTTCCACGATCCAACCAAGGTCATCGGCACAGTGGTGGAACTTTTGGAAACGGATGATGGGTTGCTCTTCTCGGCAAAGGTCGCGGAGACCGTCCTCGGATCTGAAGCATTGGTGCTCGCAGCTGCCGGAGCGCTCTCGGATGTCTCAGTCGGAGTTGAGCCAATCAAGTTCAAGTACGACAAAAACGGTGTAATGGTAATCACAGCTAGTCGATTCATGGAGCTCTCGGTCGTGCCACATGGCGCGTTCGACGCACCCATCCTTGATGTCGCTGCGAGTATCCACCAAGAAGATGAAGAAGTAAGCAATAATCAAGAAGTAGTCCCAGAACAGGAGAATGAAATGTCAGAAGTTACCGAAAGCCCAGCAGTAGTTGAGGCATCACCAATCACTCAAACACTTTTCGCACAAGCTCGCAAAGAGTTCAAGATGCCATCAGCTGGCGAATGGATCTCTGCACAGATGCAAGGCGGAGCAGTTGCAGCACAGATGAACGCAAACATCAAAGCCGCTGCGCCTGATGTTGTTACTTCTGACTTGGACGGCATCATGCCGATGCCAATTCTTGGACCTATCTATTCTGGGATCCGAGGCTTGCGCCCTGTAGTCGATGCAATCGGTGTACGTGCAATGCCACAATCGGGCAAAGTGTTCATCCGTCCAGTCATCACCACGAACCCAAGCATCGGTGGACCTCAGACCGAGAACGCCACAATCACTGCAGGAACTTTCGTGGTGAACGATGTGCAGATCACTAAGGGCATCTACGGCGGTTATGTAGAACTCTCAGAAGCTTCAGTTGATTGGAGTTCGCCCGAGGTCCTCGGCGCGTTGTTAGAAGATATGCAAAAGCAGTACGCGCTTGCGACCGATAACGTGGCAGCAGATCTTCTCCGTTCGGAGACCACACAGACCACAGGCAATGTGGCTGTCACCGATCCTGCTGACTGGGTTGCAAAAGTTTATGCAGCATCAGTGACCATCTTGGCTCAAGGTAACTACATGCCAGATCACATGTTCGTGTCACCAGATGTTTACGCACAGCTTGGAACTTTGAGCGACACTTCGGATCGTCCTTTGTTCCCACAAGTTGGACCAATGAACGCATTCGGATCAATGACACCGGGAACCCGTGACAGTCTTGTATTCGGATTGCGTCTAGTAGTTGACACAAACTTTGCAGCAAAGACCTGCATCGTCGGTGCAGCTGCAACTGGTGCATTTGAGAACTGGGAGCAGAACAAGGGAGCAGTGCAGTTGCTACAGCCTGCCAGCCTTTCAACTCAGCTCGCCTACCGTGGCTACTTTGCATCAAAGATGCTTGACGCTACGAAGTTCTGCAAAATTGCACAGGCTTAGTCGAGAGCGGAGCATCCGCTCATGGCAACATATCAAGTCAAACAAAAGTACCTAGTCGATAACTTCGCCGTCCTCGAGCTCCTCACCCCAGCGGAGCTTGAGGTCGGTTGGAGTATCACTGTCGCTGGCGTTGATGCAACATTCAACGGCAACTACACGATCTACGAACTTCCGCAATACTTGCTCACCAGTGTTGACGATCAAGGCGATCTCATTCTTGATCCGTTTGTCCCATTGGCTAACCAAGTTTGTTATCAGAAGACCGCTGACGATGTACCGCGTCAGGCTGCAACAGGGAACATCACTTGGACTCCTGCAACCTGCACGTGGATCACAGCTCAGAACATCCTTGACTGGCTCGGCATAACTGTCGCTACAGCTGGCGACCAGACTTTCACGACCACTTGCGCTGCAGCTGCTAACGCATTCTGCTACCGCCGACGATACGAAGCCGGATACGTGGACTCACTGACAACAGTGCCATCGCAAGATGTTTTTCTCGGAAGCGTGATGTATGGCGGAGCACTTTATAAAGCTCGAGGATCGGTCGATGTTTTTTCAAGCTTCCAAGACATGGGTCAGAGTCCAGTTGTCGGAATGAACGGTCAGATCAAACAACTTCTAGGAATTGATCGTCCAGCAGTCGCATGACAGTCTCCAACTACACCGACCTTTTCAACAATGCGATGAGCGCGTTGGGAACAAAACTGGCGACAGCAACATCCCTGCCTATCGTGACGGATCCCCGAAACTTGCGACCGCCGTGTGTTTTTATTTCGGCACCATCGTTTACAATGTGGAACTACAACATCGCAAAAATGACCTTCCCCGTCCAGATCATCTCAATGGGTCCGGGCAACTCGGATGCTTTGGGTAACATCTTGAACATGGCTGCAGCAGTAATGACCGCAAATGTCGGAGCGACCTCAGGGTCCCCGACCAGCGTCGATGTTGGTGGGGTAGTACTGCCGGCATATGAGATGATGATTGAAGTACAGGCGCAGACCTCATGAGCTACAAGATCGCATCAGAGAAGCTTGGCAAGATCGGTACTCCATACGTGCCGAAGGCTGGGATCAATGTTGCAGCGCTTCTTGTTGGTGGCTTCATCACAGAGCTTGCTGAGGTATCAACCACAGAAGAAGAAAAACCTGCTAAAACTAAAACCAAGAAAGCACCCAAGGAGTAAACAAAATGGCGACCAGTACTTATCTCTCATCCCCAGTCACGACCGTCAATAGCATCGATCTCAGCGATCAGTGCACAGGCGCGACCGTGAACATCAACTACGACCAGCTCGAAGCAACAGCATTCGGTGATGGATCGCGCAAGTATGTCTCAGGACTTGGATCACACTCAATCACCCTTGACTTCTATGCGAGCTTTGCAGCCACAGAAACATGGATCACCCTTTCATCTTTGGTGGGCACTAGCACGACAGTCATCGTTCAGCCGACTGCTGGTGCAGAGTCTGCCACCAACCCGAAGATGACTTTGACTGGATGCTTCTTGGCAACGGTTCCAGTTGTTACAGCGCTTGGTGCTCTTGGCACAATTAGCGTGACCTTCAACGGTGGTGTCTATACCACCGATGTAACGCCAGCATAAACCTGACCGCAACTCGGTCCGACACGAAAGCGAGATGAAATGAAACTGCACCTCAAGGTGACAGAAGAAGGCAAAGACCCATACGAAGTGACAACCAATCTCGTCACATTGGTTGCATGGGAACGAAGGTTCAAGCGCAAAGCATCAGACATGGCAAATGGTGTCGGAGTCGAAGACTTGGCATTCTTAGCGTGGGAAGCTTGCAAGCAAGCCAAGATCGTGGTGCCGGGTGAGTTTGACAAATACATTGCAAAGCTCATCTCGGTAGATGTGGTCGCGGAGGAAATTGAAAACCCTACCCAAGCGGAACTCACAGAAGGCTCCTAGCAGAGTTACTAGTTGCTCTTTCGTGGGCTCCGCGCTTTTACTCAGAAGAGTTTGACACCGCCGACCTACTCACTGTCACTACTGTGTTAGAAGAAAGAAACAGAAAGTGATGACATGGCAAGACAATCTATTGAGGTTCAAGGAATAAAAGAAACCCTCAAGCAGTTGAACAAACTTGCCCCAGATCTTCGTCGAGAAATCACGAAGGATTACAAGCGCATCACTAAGCCGATGGTCGCAGCTGCACGTGAAGCAGCTCCTAATGATCCACCATTGTCTGGCATGCTGCGCAAATGGCGTCGTGGTGGACCTTGGTACGGTGCCCAAGTTGACCGCAAAATCAATGTCAAAATCGACACACGAAAAGCCAGAAAACGAAATTTGGACAAAGGCGTCCAATATGAAACCATCGGCGCTTTTGTGTTCCAACAAAATGACACGTGGGGCGCCATCTTTGATATGGCTGGACGCGGTAATGCAAGCGACGGAACAAAACAAAAGCGTGTTTATGGTGGCAGAGAGTTTCAATACGACTGGAATAACACTCTGATCTTGAACCTCAACCTCAACTGGGGAAGAGCATCGCGCTACATGTATCCAACTGCCGAAACTTATGACTCAATCCTTGAGCACGAAATGCAAGGACTTGTCTGGAAGACAGAACGATTGCTTGAGCAAGCAATAGCGAGACAAGGAGTCAAGTAATGGCTATTCGCATCCCGATCATCACAGACTTCTCTGACGCTGGTGTCAAAGCTGCGGGCAAGTCTTTTGGTGGATTACAAGACAAGGTCAAAGGATTAGGCGGAAGTCTTCCAGCGATCGGTGTCGCCATGGCTGGGATTGGCGCAGCGTCGGCGTTTATCTACAAGGCGGTCAAGGCTGCAGCTGAGGATCAAAAGAGTCAGGCTTTACTTGAGCGACAACTCAAAGCAACACTAAATGCCAATGACGCAGTAGTTGCTTCGATGGAGCGCTTCGTCAGCAAGGCACAGCTTGCGACTGGTGTCGCTGACACAGATCTAAGAAACGGTCTGTCAACACTGGTTCGCGCAACTGGTGACGCTACAGAAGCACAGGACTTGCTCAATCTCTCAATGGACATCTCCGCTGCGACAGGCAAAGACCTTGACGCAGTAAACCTTGCACTAGCCAAAGCAGCGGGTGGGAACATGACTGCACTCCAGAAGCTTGGTGTGCCATTAGACAAGACAGCGGTCAAAACTAAAGACCTGACAGCGCTCACCAAAGCGCTCAAAGAGCAGTTCGGCGGAGCGGCTGCAACTGCAGCAAATACCTTCCAAGGGAAGCTCAAGATCTTGCAAGGTCAGCTCGGTGAAATTGTGGAGACCATTGGTGCAGCGATGCTTCCCTACTTTGACAAACTCGCCACTTTCTTAGTTCAGAAGGTTGCTCCAGCAGTCGAGCGCATCACCTCGGTGATCGGTCAAAAGGGTCTGATTGCAGGCTTCCAACAGTTGATCTTTGAGAGTGGCAAAGCCGGTCCAGCGATCATCAACACAGTCAAAGGCGTAACCCTTGCGGTAGCCAACTTTGTCAACATTCTCTACAAGGCAGTGCAACTACAAAAGGCTCAAGTTTATTTTCTCAAAGCTGATTTCGGTGCTGCATTCAAGGCAATCGGTGAAGCCTTCGCAGGTGAAGCCATTGACATCAAAGCACTATCCAAAACCTTTGACGGACTTGCATTTGGATTTGACCATGCAAGCGCATCAGCAAGCACCCTCGTCGATGTCTATGACAAGGTAGGCAACAAAGTTCTACCAGTAGTTATTGAAGCAACAGAAGACGAAGAAAATGCCATGAACAAGGCTGCCAAAGCAGCTGACACCATGAAGAAGAAACTAGAAGAAGCAAGAAAAGAACTAGCCGGACAATTCAAGAACGCTCTGGACGGTGCCACAAAGAAACTTGAAGAAGCCCGAAAAGCCTACGACGACTTCAAGACCACAGTCTCAGAATCAGTCACCAGCGAGTTCTCAATCTCTGGTGCAGCAGACGCAGCCAAAGAAGCCGGCACGACCATCCTTGCCCAGCTCAATCAGCAGGCTGTCGGTGCGAAAGCCTTCGGCTCAAAGGTCGAGCAGTTGCTCGGGATGGGCTTGTCCGAGAGCGCTCTCAGGAAGGTCTTAGAGGCTGGTCAAGAGGCTGGTAGCGCAATCGCTAATGAACTCATTTTGGGTGGCTCAGAAGCGATTACAGGACCCAATGGGATCAACCAGCTAGTCAATGACCTCAACACGGTTGCTGACATGTTGGGCACTCTTGCAGCTGACCGCTTCTATGAGGCTGGAGTAACCCAAGGCGAAGCACTTGTTCAAGGCGTACTCGACGCAATCGCCACAGCCGAAGAACAACTCAAAAACCCGAACCTCAATCTCGCAGACTTGAAAGCAATCGGCGCACGCTTCTCTGCTGGCACATCTATGGGCATTACGCCTGAATCACTTGGAGCACCAGCACTCACAGCAGAAGAGCGTCTAGGCATCCAAGCCGGTCGCGGTGGTACCACGTACAACATCACAATCAGCGGTGGCATGGCAACCAGCGCCGAGATCGGTCGAATCGTTATCGACAACATCAAAGCAGCTAATCGCGCTTACGGTCCCGCAGCAATCGAAGTCCTATGACCGCAGCAGTAATTGACTCAGGCACTTACAAGCTTGAAATAGATACAGGCTGGGACAGCAACTCATTCGTGCTGGACTCAAGCACAAAAGGCTTACTCAACAACACGACCTACACGCTCGGACCCGGAACAACCTACGCCGATGTGACAACAGGTGTCCTCAACTTGCGGATCTTCCGCGGACGCAAAGACATCGGGGATCAATTCACTGCCGGCACAATGAGCTTCACATTGAATGACCAGATCGCCTATGGCGCGTTCAATCCATTCAACACAGACTCAAGCACGTATGATCCTGCGAACAATCAGCCAGGAATCGCGCCGATGCGCAAGGTCCGTTTCTACCGTTACAACTCACTAGGAGTTGCTGAGTCGCTCTTTCAGGGTTACATCGTTTCATACGATTACAATTTCAGTCTCGACAACAATGACACCGTCGCTGTCGGATGCATTGATCTTCAATACACACTGAGTCAAACTGTGCTCAGTGAATGGAATGTTGACGAAGAGCTTTCATCTGCTCGTGTAGTCAAACTCCTTGCGCTTCCTGAAGTGGACGCTTTCCAAGGTGTAGGTGAACAGTCAATAGAGACTGGTGTTGCCACACTTGGCGGATCGGCTGCATTCACTGTCAGTCAGGGAACCAATGTGAACGGCTATCTCACGAACATTCTTGACGCGGAACAGGGCAGAGCATTTGTGGACCGTTCAGGCGTGTTCACATTCCAGAAACGCATCGGGGCAACCCTCGCTGGAGCGACTGTGGAGTTCGGGGACAACGATCCAGCACACACTCCTTACGATCAAGTGACAATCAATTTCGGTGCGGACAAGGTAATCAACCGCGCAAGCGTCACCCATCTTGGATCTACATCAACTCAAACTGCCGAGGACTTGGCAAGCCAAGCCGAATACCTTATCCAAGCAGTGTCATACAATGGCAGTCTCGTCCACGACAACGCATCAGCTTTGACGCTTGCCGACTACCTCATCAAACCAGATCCAACACCAGTGCTGACAAGTGTCTCATCCCAATTCCAGATGCTCTCCACAGGTGAACGCGACACAGTTGCAGTCGTTGAAATAGGTGACACGATCAGCGTTGAAAAAACCATTCAGACCAGCGACACAACCACCAGCGTGATCGCTCAAGAGTCCTTCGTGGAAGGCGTAGAGCACGTGATCACCTATTCGTCCCCGCATCGAGTCACCTTATACACCACCCCAACAACCGTTTATGAGCTCTTCATCCTTGACAGTTCCACACTTTCAACAATATACGCACTAAGTTAGGAGCACTTATGGCAACACCAACAACACTCCCAGCAACCTTTGTTGCCGGCGATGTACTCACCGCTGCACAGATGAACGCTTTGCGCGGAGCATTCCGCGTTCTGCAAGTAGTAAGCACAACCCTCACAACATCATTCACATCAGGCGCTGCAGGTGCTTATGCAAACATCACAGGGCTAAGCGCCACAATCACCCCATCGGCAACCAGTAGCAAGATCCTTGTGATGGCAACTGTCAACGGCGGTACCTTTATGGCAATCAAGGTGACTGGCGGAAACACGGCAAGCTATGTCCCTAACTCCTACGCATCAGCCGACAGCGCTGGGAATAATGATTATGTGGCATCAGCAACAATGCTTTACCTTGACAGCCCAGCAACCGTTGCAGCAACCACATATCAGGTCCAATCAAAAGACCTTGCCGGCGGAACTAGTTACATCAACCGAAGCCAAAACAGCGCGACAGCTGTGGCATCATCAACTATCACAGTCATGGAAATATCAGCATGATCGACTATGCAGCAATCCTCACAGCGAACTACAAAACGGCTATTTGGTCACTAAGCGATAACGATTACACAACACTTGAATGGTCAAGCGCTGATGCAAAACCAACGCAAGCTGAATTGGACGCTCAATGGGCGCAAGTTGATTATGACAATCAGTGCACGATCATCAGCAATACTCGTCACGCTGAATACATCAAAACCAGTGACCCGATCTTTTTTGAGTGGCAACGCGGCACTAAAACTCAAGCCGATTGGGATGCTGCAGTGCAAGCAATCAAAGACGCAAACCCATATCCCCCAGCTCCATAATGCGATGGCGTTATCTCTTCGGGTACGCGCTTCTAATTGCCGTAGTTCTTTGGGGCTGTAGTGGTTGCAGTTACAGCAAAACTAATGTCGAGTACAAATGCTTTACTAAGGCAGCGTGTGACTAAGACCCCAGAGCAAATGCACGCAGGGCTGATCGTCTTTGTAGGTCGGCTCATGGCTTTGTGCTTTTCAGTTACTGTCATTGCGTTCATCTTTGGCATTCTCTTTGTAGATCAGCCTGAAAAACAGGCACCAACTGACGCACAGATCATTGATCTACTGAGCACCTTGCTCGTATTCCTCACCGGCACATTGAGCGGACTTGTCGCCGGCAACGGACTAAAGTCAAAGTCAAAAGAAGGAGCTCAGAATGTTGAAGCCTAAAGACAAAGCCCTACTCGCCTCATACGGTCGCTCAGTAATTGCAGCAGTCATTGCCGTGTACTCCACAGGCAACACAGACCCAGCCGACCTAGGCAAAGCAGCGCTCGCCGCACTCGTGCCAGTGCTCATGCGTTATGTGAACCCCAAAGATCTGGCATTCGGTCGTGGCAATAGCCAAAGCTAAAGCCGGCATCCCTAACGCTAGGGACTACATAGGCAACGCTGACGGAGCATCACCAGCACCACGTGCCGGCATGAATGAATGGATCAAGCAAGCAATCGCTGCATCAAATGGCGCGCTTTGGAACAACGGTTCATGGGGTCAGCGTGACATGCGCGGGAAGCCCGGATCATTGTCAGTGCATGCGACTGGGAGAGCTGTAGATCTTTCGTATCGCAAGAGCGAAAAGAACCCTAAAGCTGGACGCAAAGAAGCGCTGATCTTTATTGACAAACTTGTCGCGAACGCTAATGAGCTCGGCTTGCAGTGCATCCTTGATTACTTCCCTGAGCCACATGGTCGAGCATGGCGATGTGATCGCTACGCATGGCAGAAGTATGACAAGCCAACAATCCACGGCGCACCAAAGGGCGACTGGTTCCACATTGAGATCACACCACAAGCAGCAGACTCAGTGATCTGGGTCAAAGCCGCGTTCCTAAAGGTGTTCGGGGAAATCCCACCCAAAGCTTGACCCATGCCCTAAGGTCGAATCACCGACGGAAGGCAAGTGAATATGAGTGAGCCACAGATCTTTGATTACAGCGTCTATATCGGCGTGATGGATAACGGACAAGAGATCCTCGTGCAGATCTTCACAGACCCAAACTCGGGCAAATACCTAATGGGACAAATTGCATTCAGATCGCACGCTTCATCATGGGGCGTGCCCATACCACTGGAGAAAAGATGAACTACTTTGCAGAAAAATTGATCGGGCTAGTGCTTTGCACAGTCTTCGGAATTACGGCTCTCACGGGGGCTCCTAGCGCGTCTGGTGCACCTTCTAGCACTATGCCTGTGGCTCGGGATTACATCATTGAACCGACCACGACCACCAGCTCCACGATCTTTATCGATCCCTACTCGACAGCCTGTGAGCAATTCTCAGCTCTTGCCATCAACCTAGGCTGGGACCCAAATCAGCGCACAGTGCTTGAATCAATCATGCAGCGCGAATCAAACTGCACGCCGAACGCAATCAACCGAAAAGACCCATTTGGCGGCTCACGTGGACTACTCCAGATCAACGGCTCATGGCACAAATGGCTTATCGGTAAGGGCATCATCACTAAGAAGCAAGATCTGTTACAGGCTCGGACTAACTTGCTCGCAGGATTAGAAATTTACAATTACGGCATGGAGCGTTATGGCTTTGGCTGGGGACCTTGGAGTGTGAAATGAGCGAAGGCGTAGCTTGGAATCAAGGTGAACTATCAGAAGAAACTAGGAAAATGGTGTTAGATCAAGCAATGCAAACAAATCACACAATGGCACTCGTAGGTCTGATGAATGAGATCATGGCAGTCAACACAAACCCTCACGCATCAATAATCCGCCGACTTCGCACCATGAAAAACTCACTCTCATTGAATGATCCGATGCCACTCTACGATGTGACTACACTTGACTTAGCAATCAAAGCGCTAGAAGCGCACTCATAGAAAAGGCATCCGACATGTCCGACAACCAGCCCGAACTATTCAACATCACGACCGGTCTTGCCGGCACAAAATATGTGCCCAATGTTGACCGCAATGTGATCATCGTTGCAAAGAAAGCGCATCCAACTAGCGCAAATGCAGCGATCAAGGCTTACCCAAAGTCAGGGTCAAAGCGTCAAAAGATTTACAACGCGATCAAACTCTTTGGTGGTCTTACTGATGAAGAAATTGAACGCACATTAGAAATGGCGGGCAACACTGTCCGCCCGGCACGTGTGTCACTTGTGCGTGATGAGCTTGTCATGGACTCAGGTCAGACACGCAAAACAATCGCAGGCAATGACTCAATCGTCTGGATGGCATGCTGATGGGCTTTGATCTAAGCAACTACGAAACAGTCGAGCAGCGCCTAGTTCGCTGGTGGACTGCATTCCCTAACGGACGCATCCACACCACAATGATGAACTACACAGGCGATGCTTGCGTCTTCTATGCCCAGCTTTACGCAAACAAAGAAGACAAAGATCCGATCTCAACGGGCTACGCAGAAGAAATCAAAACGGATCGCGGAGTCAATGCGACATCGTTTGTGGAAAACTGCGAGACGAGCGCTATTGGACGCGCCATCTCAAACTGTCCGATACAAGGACAAGGCACAGGTCCAAGACCTTCTCGACAAGAGATGGAAAAAGTAGCTCGGCTGGGGGGCAACCTAGCGCCCACAACTGATCGCCCAGCCGGGCACACTCCATCAGGCGCATTCGCCACACCAAAGCAACTCGGCTACATCAAAAAGCTTGCCAAAGACAAAGGCATGGACGATCTGGCATTGCTTGAGATGATCCAACTAAACCTTGACGATGACAGCGCGGTGTTAGAGATGTTGAAATCACATGAAGCATCCAAGATCATTGAGCGTCTGAAATGAGTTATGTCGCATTCAACATCATTGGCATCGTGATCGGTATATGGGGAACATTGCTCGTCTGCATGAAGGAAAAGAAATGACATTGGATGAACTGATTAGCGCGGTAGAACGCTTGCAAGCCATCTACCCAACGCTCAAAGACGATCAGACCGAAGCAAATCAGAAGATTAGGTGGGCTATCAATCACCTAGCAGACAAGATCTGGATGGCTTCGCTGTAGTGAAAACCGATCCGAAGATGAGTGAAGCCGACCTCAAAGAGATCGTGATCAGTGTTGCCAAGCGTTACGGCTGGCTCATCCACCATGATCTGCCGGCACAGAACTCACGTGGACGCTGGCTCACCAATGTCCAAGGCGACGCAGGCTTCCCCGATCTGATCTTGCTGCATCCCATCTCAGGCAAGTTGCTCGCTGTAGAGCTCAAAGCTGAGCGCGGCAAGCTCTCACCATTGCAGAAGCGATGGCTCATGGCATTCGATGCCGGCTCACACTTCAATAGCGTCTGGAAGCCCTCTGACATGGAGTACATTCTCTACACCTTGAGCAACTTCCAGCTCTAAACAATCGGCTAGAACCATGACCTAAGCCTGTCGCAGGGCGGTTGGATGACACGCAGTAATGCGGGTAGACGGTCGCGCCTCGAATCATGCAACACGAAATGAGTTGGGCAATGCGACTGGGCGATCAGTAAACAGAC